GTAGCGCTGGCACTAAGTACAGCCATAATAGCTTCTGCCTGTTCGTCTGTAAGTTCCTGCGCTTCATCATATACTACTAGGCTTATGCCGTCATATCCTCTAGCGGCTTGCCTGCTGCGGGCTGTAAATTCGATTATGCCACCGTTTTCTAGTTCTATGCTTTCTTCGCCTATGCCGTATCGTATCTTCTTAACGGCTTTAATAATTTCTGGGTGCTTCTTATCCGTAAACATAGTAGCCAGCCGCCTAAAAGCCTTCTTAGCAGTCCGTACTTGGTGCGCAGTATGTAAAATGCGTTCCCCGTTCACTACTAGCCCGTAAAATTCCCTGGCTTCTACTATGCAGTTTTTCCCGTTCTGTCTAGGCACGCTTAAGCCTGCGCTAGTTACGTTATAGCCGCCCGTTTCGTCCTGTCCCAGCCAGCAGTTAAGTACTAGCTGCTGCCATTCGTCCAGCTGTACGCCGTAAGCCTGCATAAGCATAGCTGCGCCCTTGCCGTCCGTGTCCGTTCTGGCTGGCTCTATCCTAATGCGGGGTGTCTGTTTTCCTTTCATGCCTTCGCCTTCTTCATCTGCTTTACTTGGTCTAGCACGCTTAAGCTGTCCCCTGCGGCTTCTTCCTGCAATTCTTTAGGCAAGTAAGAAGAAAACTTTTCAAGCCCTACCATGTAAGCCCGCCATAAGTTTATATACGCCTTAAAAATAGGGTTTTCTCGTGTGCCAGTCTGCCCGCCGCCGTTGTCATACTCACAAACTACGCTAGCTTCCTGCATTTCTTCCCGTGCTTCGTCCAGCTTTACCCGCTGCCATGCCATATTATCAATTACAGGCGCTAAAACGTCCCGCCGCTGCTTTGGTACGTCTGCCCTGTCCAGTAGGGCTTCAAGGCGTTTGTGTTCCTTAGTTACCTTGCGTTTATCCATTATCTGCCCTGCTTCCTATCGCCTATCCGATCGGCTTAACCCACCCCTAAAAACAAAAGCCTTCCGCTAAAAATCGACCCTACGGCGCCCGGAGTCGCTTGCGCCCGTGGGCGGGGGTACTCCCCCACCCCTTCAAGGCGTTTATAATGCTTATTACTATTTTTTATTTTTCTTCTTGTAAAACAATCCTTGCTTCTGGCTTCCAGCTTTACTTATTCCTGCACCATTGTATGATCTGAAATATTCCCGCCGCTGCAGTTCCCTGTAAGCCAAGTAAGCGCCGTGCATAGCCGTTATTCTGCTGTGCCTCCAAACAATGAGCGGGCAAGCTGTCTATAGCTTTCTGCTTCGTCTGTGCCTTCTGTATAGTACGGGTGGCTTTTCTTATAAGCTGCTATTACTTCTTCCCGTGCCTTGCCCTGCGCCTTGTCTAACTGCGCCTGCAGCGCCGCTTCTTCGTCCCTCTTCATGCTGGCGGCTACTCTATCACACAGCGCATTAAGCTGCTGCTGGGCTTCTTCCCGTGCTTTTGCATTAGCCTCTGCCTGCGCCTTGTACCTTTCGTACTGCTGCCTGTGTTTTTCGTCTGATGCTTCCTGTAATCTCTGATATTCAAGGTCTAAATTAAAACGCATACTGCCCGCCTTTCATTCGTTAACGTACTTCATAAGAACTTTAATGTTCTTAAACTCTGTGATGATCTGATTTAACGTTAATGCTACATCACGCCGCTTATATGGCTGTACGGGCGTTCTGTTTCCTGTCGTTACAGGATAGCCTGCCCCGCCAAAAAACTGATGAACGTTACCCGTCCATTTTCCTAACGTGTCTACAGCCTGCCCGTTAGCGTTGTTGTAAGTGTCCATAATTTCAAGAAGGGCGCTAACGTGTTTCGCAACGTCCTTTATATAGTCTTCTTCAAGCCCGTCTTGATAGTTCCACAGCTTTTTAATAGCGCTGTCGCTTTCTTCGTCTGATACATAGCCCGCCTTTTCTGTATTCTGCAGTTTAGCCGTATACATTTCCAGCGCTGTTTCTTCCTGCGCCTTCTGCTGCTTAGCCTTCGCATAGGCTGTTAAATCTGTTTTGTCTGTGGCTTCCTGCATAGCCTTTTTAGCGTCCGCAATGCGCTGTTTAGTTTCTTCTACGTTCTGCCTGCAGGCTTCCATTTCTGCGTTATGCTCTGAAATAACCCGCTGCATCATTTCGCTTACTTCCTGTACTGCTGTTTTTGCCATTGTTTTTAGTCCTTTCAGTGCTTACCATTCGCCATCTTTATAAAAATTTCGCTTTACGTCCTGCCTGCGCCGCACGATATAGCCCGTCTTGTTCCCTTTCTGCTGATTGCATATATAATGTGCCGCCTGTAGGTTGTTAAAGTCTTCTGCTGCTGCCCGTGGGCTGTCATATCCAAATTCACACCATTTACTAACGGGGCGTATTTCGTCAATAACAAAACTTAAAGGATGCTTGCTGTCGCTGGGTTCGTCATAGTGAATAGCGCCAAGCCTGCCCCTGCATATTCCGCAAGGTGCGCCCATTGTCTTAAAGCGCTGCCTGTACTTGCGGCGCAATGTCCCGTTTGAATATCTGGGGTTACTCATATAACGCCTTTCTGTGTGCTTTTATATTTGTACTGTTATTCATATACACATATAATTATACAGTAAAATTATTTTACGGTCAAGCCTTCGGCTATGCTGTCCCGCTCCCAGCCCATAAAGAAAAGGCTAGCAGCCGTAGCCGTTAGCCCTTCCTGTGTGTCTGTATGCTGTTATGCGTCTATGCTTCACTGTAATAGTTGAATAGCGGGAAGTAGTTAAAGCTGCAGCTTTCCCATGCTTTGCCGTTCCTGTTCTTAAGTACTACTAGCCTTATCTGTCTGGGGTCTTTCCGTTTTTCTTCCCGTTCGTTGTATTCCTTCGTGCCTGCGCTGGCAAATTCTAGCCCCATAAGTACGTCTGCGCTGTATTCAAGTGCGCCGCTTTCCTTGTAGTCTGTCATACTTACTTTGCCTTGATTTATGCCGCCGCCTGCCTTATAGCTGTCCCTGTTAAAGCTGCTTATGCCTAGTACTGTTATTTTACAGTCACGGCTTAGCCGCTTAAGTTCCAGTACTGCCTTGTCCGTGTTCTGCTTGTCCGTGCTGCGCATATCGTAAGGGGCTAGTATCTGTAAGTAGTCTATAAGCACTACGGGCTTATTGCCTGTAATAGAAATATGCTGCTGCACTACTTCCCGTACTTTTTCTACGCCTATATCCCCTATGCCTTCGTGTATGTAAATATGCTGGGCGTATTCCTTGTACTGTCCCATAGCCTTATTTATAAGCGCCTTTTCTGCAGTGCTGTAGTTCTGCCAGCGTGCGCCCGCAGTTATGCCCCTTGTGGTTTTGGCGTTCGCCTTATTGTCTGCAGCCAGATAAGTAAGGCGGCTTATGCTTTTGGCTATTAGTTCGTTGCGTGCCATTTCAAGGGAAAATATAAGAACGTCCTGCCCCTGTCCTGCCAGGTTATCTGCCAGCTGCAGCGCTAACGTAGTTTTGCCTAGTGAAGAAATAGCGCCCAGTATATACAGCCCTTCATATAGCCCGCCGTCTAGTATGCTGTCCAGATTAAAGAAGCCTGTGCTAATTACGGGAGTATTAGCGCTTGCGGTTATGCCGTCTAAGAAGTCCTGCATATGTGCCGCTGCGCTTGTCTGTAAATACTTTTCCTTCGCAGCTTCCGCTATGGCTTCTAGTTCTGCTTCCTGCGCCCGTTCCGCTGCCGCTACTTCTGCTATAAAGCCGTCCCTGTCAATTAAAAGGGCTTCGTTTGCATCCTTCGCAGCGCCGTATAGGTTGTACCGATAAAAGGAAGCCTGCAGGCGTGTAAGTTCATCTGCCAGCTGTTTTTCTGCCTTCCTGCCCTCTTCGTCTGCGTCTAGGGCAAGTATAAGGGGCTGTACGGGCTTCTGCTTTGCTATAAGGTCTGCCAGCTGCTTATAATTGCTAGTGCTGCCTAGTCCTACAGCCTGCCCTCCTGCTTCTATAATGCTTAGTGCGTCCAGTTCCCCTTCTACGATAAATACGGGCTTTTCCGCAGTATAAAGCGCCTTGCTGTTAAAAAGCAGGCTTGCGCCCTTCTTCCTGTAACGGTTCTTTTTCGCTGGTTCTTTTGGCGTGTCCATATTGCGGGCTATGTAGCTGCCCTTGCCTGTAGGAATAATAAGCGCCCGCCATGTGCCAAAGCTGTTCTGCCCGTTTTCGTCTACGTCAAAAGTATTATATGCCGCATCATAGCCCAGCCAGTACTTAGCCGCTACTTCTTCACTTATACCCCGCTGCCGTAAGTAGTCCTGCGCTGCAGGGTCTTTTCTGGCTGCCTGAGCCTTCTGGTAGTAGTCCATAAAATTTTCTGTCTGCGGCGCTTTCTTCTCCTGCTGGGGCTTCTGTTTTACAGACTGTGGGTTATCTATCGTAAGCCCATACATCTCATAAGCCTTGTTAAATATGTCCTTAGCATCCGTTAGCCCGTAATCTATGCCGATTAAATCGAAAATATCATAGCTAACCCCGCAACTAAAGCACTTACAACGCTGTCTCTTGCTGTCGTAGCTCATACTGGGGTGTTTGTCTGGGTGTTCTGGGTTAAGGCAGTTAAACGGTCTGCGTACGTTTATGCCCTTGCCAGTCAAGTAGTCCCCCAGATAGCCCTTTACTATGTTCCGTGCCTGTTCTCTATCCATATTGTCTTTACGTTCCTTTCTGTGCTTCCTGCGCTGTGCTGTCCTGTAAGTAGCTTGCCTTTAAGGTAAAAGTCCCGTTGCTGCGGATATTTTACCATAGCCCCGCCCGCATAAAGCGGGGGCGGGCAGGCTAATAGTACTAATAGTACTAATAGTACTGAAATTTTTAACCCCCTTGAAACCCGCATAAAATAAGGGTTTTTGAAAAGATTTTGGGAAGTATCTGCCCCCCAGGCGGGAAGTATCTGCCCCCCAGGCGGGAAGTATCTGCCCCCCAGGCGGGAAGTATCTGCCCCCTTTTTTCTGTCTAAAAACTAGATTTTGTACCCATGTAAAGCATCTGCCCCCCATATTTTCTTTTACTGGCTGCTTATCCTTCCAGCGTGAAAAAATAAGGGGCGATTACTTCCCATGCTTATAAGCAGCATGCGTATATGCGCATAAGTATATCAGCATGTGTATATCTATATACTGTTATGCGTTTTTCTTCCTGCCCCTCCTTTCCTTAGCGGCTTTTTTAGCTTCGGCTGCTTTCTTTTCTGCCGCCCGCCTTGCCAGCCTTTCTTCATGGTCTGGGGCTTCCAGTAGTTCAAACTGTACCAGCAGCCCCGTAAAGGCGTCATAGTCTGTTATGCCGTAGGCTTCTGCATCCGTTAGCGGTTTGCCCTTCGCCTTCACATATTCCCAACTTCTTATAACCTTGCCTGTAAGTCTGTCTAGTGCCGTTTCAAAAGGTTCTTTTATGCGCCTGTCCCAGTGGCGGCTATCGTCTGGGGTTTCCTGCTGTAACATTTCCATTGTAGGCAGCCCTGTAACGGCTAGCAGCGTACTTACTTTAAGGCGGTTAGCTGTCCCCCGTATCTGGTTGTTGTCTATGCTGTAGTGTTCTGCCATTTTAAGCCCCAGCTTGTAAGCTGTTTCATTTCGTGCGTCTATGGCTAGTAAGCCTTGCGGGTACTGGGTTAAAGGCAGCTGTTTAAGGTATTCTGCCATATTGCGCCCAAATTCCATTATTATATAGCCCTTGCGGATTGCTACCCGCTCAAGTAGTAATATGCTGTCAAAGTCTGCGCCCTTGCCCCGTACTTTTTCCTGCCATGTCCAGCGCATGGCCTGCAGTAGTTCTAAGTCCTGCCGTATACGCTTTTTAGCAGTCTTTAGGGCTTCCGCTGCCCGCTTCTTTTCCTTAGCGGCTGCTTCTGGGCTGTCCGTTTCCCGTTCGTCTATCTCATAACCCAGAAGGCGGGCGTATTCGTTAAGCGGTATTGTTACTTTAGGATTTACAGCAGCGCCGCCGTAATTGTTTATCTGGGTAAATTCTGCTATGCCGCTGCTTAGCAGCTTGTGAGTATTTACGCTTAGCTTGCCCTTAATCTTGCTAAAGTCCTGTATAACTATTTTGTAGTCCCCTGCTTCTGTTTCCAGTATGCCCTTGTCTGCTATGGGGTTTGCCGTTATGTCCCTGCTGCTTAAGGTCGCTAGTGCGTCCGTAGCTTTGCCGTGATACATTGGCATATTAGCTTTAAATATAGCGCTGTCTGCGGTGATTATTTCCGCTTTTTCTGGGGCTGCTGCGGGGTCTACTGTGTAGGGGCTTTTCTTTACTACGCTGTCTACTACGTCCTGCAGCTGTGCGGCTTCTGGCTTATCCTTAAGGGCTTCAGTATGCCTTGCCAGTACTTCCCGCAGTATGTAGCTAGTAGTCCCTGCTGCGTCTAAAAGTATACTGCTGTCTGCAGGCTTAAATACTGCTGCCTTCTGCGCCGTAAAAGCCGCTTCATAGTCCCAGCCCAGCGGGTACAGATACAGCCCGCCGCTTGCCAGATCTACTATAAAGTGCTTGCCCTTCTGCTTGTCCTTTTCTGGGGTGTACTGCCATATACGGACGTAAATATATATTATTGCGTCCTGCGCCTGCTGTTCTGCGTCCTTAAGGATAGCTGCAGGCGTTCCCAGCTTGCTAAAGCGTGCTGCTTCCAGCTGTGCCAGTAGGGAAGTAAAAGCCGCTTCACGCTGTGCCGCTCCCTCCTGGTATTCCTTCTTAGCCGCCTGCGCTTCTACGCTGCCTACTTCGTAGCGCTTCCAGATAGCGCCTAGCTTTTCCTGCGCTGCTAGTTCTTCCCTGTCCAGCGCTTCCAGCTGCGCCCGTTCTTCCGGGGTGTATGTAAATATCATCTATGCCGCCTTTCTTCTTACTGGCAAGGGCAAGTATAAGCCTGCCCCTGCTTTAGTCCGTCTATTATTTATTCTTGCTTTTCTTGGCGTCTGCCTTTCCGTTCGTGTAGCCCCGCCTGTAAGCAAGTGCCATTAAGTCAAAGCTGCCGTTTATTAAGCTGTTACAATGTTTATTTGCTATATAGTTAAGCTGCATCGCACACAAGCAGCCGTCCTTGCTGTGCTTGAGAGTAAATTGCTTAGCGTTTTCTATGCTCTTAGAAAAGCGCTGCCCTTCTGGGCTTTCTTCGTATTCCTGCGCCGCTTCCTGCATTTCTTCTATGCTGCGCCTGTAGTATACATAGTGCTTCTGACCCTGTGCGGAATCTTCTTCCGGCTGTACATCTTCCGGATTCCAGTTCCGGCACGCCTCCGCTGCTAAGTCATGCCCTTGCGTTAAAAGTTCCTGCGCCTGCTGCCATGATCCGGCATAAATGTAAATGCTTGCGCTTTCCTTACTAAAGGCGCTAGCTTCTACTGCGCACTGTCTTCCGTCTTTAATCATCATTAAAACTGTGTACCTCATAGCTCCGTGTCCTTTCTTTCCGTCTGGAAAATTGCGGGCTTTTCTGCTATGATAGCCATAGCACTATGCCCAGCTTGTGTATATTGATAGTTAGCCCTGTTAATGTCCGCTGCTGCGGTGTTTGTGCTGTCCTGGGGGCTGCTTCCCGTTGCTGCGGTGCAGTCCCTTTTTATATGCCTTAGTAGTCTACGCCGTTAAGCGCTATCCAGCGCTGCGGGGTGTCCGTTCCCGCTTCGGTAAGTACTACTAGTTGCTGCATTATTCGTTCTATGTCTTCGTCTGTTAGTGACGTTTCGCCGCCTTCGCCGTCATGGTTGCACATTACCAGATTCCCCACTAAAAGCGGCTGCTGCTGGGTGTCTAGGGCTGTTACCTTCGCCCCCTTTAAATAGTCCTTCATCGTCTACGATTATGTCATAGTAGCGCCCGCCTATTTTGCGGCTTACTATGTCTAATCGCACTTAATAAGCCTGTACCATTCCTGCAGCCCGCCCGCTGTTCCTATTGCTTGCGGCTGTAGGGTGTCCGTATCAATCAACAATACTTTCATGTGCTGCCCTGCCCTTACTTATAGGTGTATGCGGTTATAAGCCTGCGTATATGCTGTTTTACGTCCGCTAACTACTATTTGTTCCCGTTGCCGCTGTAGCCGTTTTTTACAATGTCCTGCAGCTGTTCTTCTGTTATGCGGTATTCCTTGCCTACCTTATTAGCCTGCAGCTTGCCCTTGCGGATATTGTTATAAAGGGTCTGCTTAGTTACTCTTAAAATGTCCGCTACTTCCTGCAGCGTGTAAAGTTTGCCCTGTTCTGCTGTCATGCCTTTTCCTTCCTTTCCAGATATTTTTCAAAGATGGTATTTACTAGTTCGTTCATGCTAAGCCCCTGCGCTTCCGCTTCCTGTTTTATGGCTTTCTTAAGCGCTGGGCGTACTAGCAGCTGCATACGTTCGCTTTTGTTTTCCTTTACCAGCTTATAGCCTTTAGGAATAGAAAAGCCCTCCTGCGCTGTCTGGGGCGCTTCCTGCTGTCCCTCTGCATCTGCAGTACTTATAAACTGCATAGCGGGGTTTTTAAAGCTCTTTTTCTGTGCCATGTTTACTCCTTCCTTTCCGTAAATTCTTCTATGAAGGCTGCGTAGTCCTTTGCTGCGTTGCTTCTGGGCGCATAGCTGTATATGTCCTGCTGCTGTGCCTGCGCTTCCTTTATGCTTACACATTCCCGTATAGGGGTGCTGTATAGCCGTGTCTTAAGCTGCTGGGCGGCTTCTTCTAGGTTGCTTTGCATATCCCTAGAAATAATAGCCCGCCCGTTGTATCTGGTTATCAGTATGCCCCGTATATATAAATCATGGTTGCAGTACTTCTTAACGGCTTCTATTGTCTTGCTAAGCTGCCCTATACCCTGCAGGCTGTATACTTCTGCCTGGACTGGTATTATTACGCTGTCCGCTGCTGTAAGGGCGTTTACTGTAAGTGTGCCTAGCTGGGCGGGCGTGTCTATTATGATGTAATCATATTGCAAGCCGTCTATAGCTTCTTTTAGCCGGTATTCCTTGCCCGTTCCGTCTATAGCTGCATCTGCCCCCGCTAGTGCTTCTGATCCGGCTATAACGTCCCCCTGTGGCGTGTGCTGTATTGCTTCTGCCGCTGTGGCTTCGCCGGTCAATACGTCCATGCTGCTAAGCCCTTCTGGATCAGCGCCCAGCCCGTAGCTTAAGTTTGTTTGGCTGTCTAGGTCAATGTATAGCACTTTCTTTTTCTTACGTGCCAGTCCTGCGCCTAGTGCCTGCGCTGTAGCCGTCTTACCTACGCCGCCCTTGCGGTTTACTATTGCTACTACTTCCATGCGCCGCCCCCTTCCTGCAGTTCAGTAAAGCCGCTGCCTTCTATTTCCCCTGCTATGTCTTCGTTGCGGGTTGTTATTATTAGTTCCCCGCCGTCCCGTATCGTAAAAAATACGGCTGTGTCCTTCTGGGGTTCTTCCATGCAGTCTTGTAAGTAGTCTGCTATTTCCTTTAGGCTGTATAGCTTGCTGCTTACTTCCTGCCATGTTCGCCCGCTGCTGTCCTGTAGCGTTTCTATGTTCATGTGCTGCCCTGCCTTTCTGTAAATATAGCGTCTGCTATAGTGTCTTCGCTGCGGTTCTTCGCCCGTTCTAGGTTATGGGCGTAAATTTGTGTTGTGCTTATGTTCCTGTGCCTTGCAAATTGTTGTACTTCGTCTAGGGGCAATCCGCCTATAAGTGATAGCGTAACGGCTGTATGCCGTAAGCTGTGGGCTGTTAGCCGGTCGCTGTTGTAGCCTGCTGCTATAAGCCTGTCCTTTACTATGCGGCTTATACTCTTAGGGCTTAGCCGCTGCCCCCTGCTGTTATTGCTTAAGCTGGAAAATAGCGGCTGCTTGCCTTTTGCCGTCCTGCGGGTCTTTAAGTATTCCCTTATGGGCTTTTCTACTGCAGGCACTACTTTTATAAATTCCGTGCGTTCGTCCCTGCCCTTGCCCTGTAAGTAAAGTACTGTACTGCCGCCTAGCTGCTGTAGGTCTTCTATGTTAGCCCGTGCCGCTTCTACGTCCCGTAGCCCGCCCGTTACCATAAGCGCTATTATGCAGTAGTCCCGCTTCCCTTTAGCGGTATGGGTGTCTATGCTGTCCAGAAGGTCTTTTACTTGCGCAGCGTTCAAGTAGTCTTTTTTGTGGCTGCTGTCCAGCTTAGCGCCCTTTATGTGTTCCGCTATGTTAGGATATATACCAGCCTGCGCCGTCCATTGGAAGAAAAGCCGCAGCGCCGTTATATAGCCCTGCACAGTGGAAGGCTTGCAGCGTTCCCGTAGTTCGTCCCTGTAGGCTATTACGTCCTGCCTTGTGGGGCGCTGTATGCCGTTCTGCTGCGTCCATTTTACAAACTGCCTTATATTCCCTGTATAGGTCTGTACTGTGCGGGGCGTAGCGTCTAGGAAGGCTATATAGTCCCTGCAGGCATCTGCCAGCCCCTTTTCTGCAGGCAAGGCGCTAACTGTGGCTAGTTCCTGCTTCATTCCTTCGCCCCCTTTCCGCCTGTAAATAGGTGTATACATCTATACGCCTGCTAGCCTACTTAACACTATATCATAATATTTCATAAAATACAATAAATTTTAATAACTAACAGGATAAAAAAAAGAAGCCTGCAGCGCTAAGCATACAAGCCCCTTTTTCTTATGGGCGGATTGCCCGTTCTGTGGGGTGCAAAACTCAAAACGAGACCCATCTGTTTTAAGTTGCGTCTGTATTATAGCATACTAATAACAGTATATCAATATACACATACATTTTAAGCCCGCATAAGCCGTTCTAAGCCGCTTTTGTGCGTCTGTGGGTATTTGTATGCCCTTGCCCCGTTTCGTGCGTTCTGGGGCGTTCTGTGGCGTGTTTTTTCTGCAGGCAGTCGCATACTTCGCCTACGTCCAGACTAGCGCCGCAGTACGGGCATATTTTATAGTCGCTTCTAGTCTTCGCTGTCATCTGCCATCGCTCCCTTCCGCATATTCCATGCGTTTATAGCGTCCCTGCAGGCTGTATTATCCCAGTCCGCCGCCGCTGGTTCTTCTTTGTTGCTGTATACTTTGCCCTGTGCGCCGCATATATCGCACTTCACAAAAGTAAAATACGTTCGTGTCTTGTAGCTGTAATTAGCGTTAAGGCACGCTGTACCCCCACAGTGGGGGCAAGTCTTAATAGTCATGCTTTCCCGCCTTCCTTCTGTGCTGTCCTGTATTTCTTCATATATTCCGTATTATAGTGCGGGTTTTCCGCTTCCCACTTCATACGCCGCAGCTGCCGCCCTGCTTCCTTACAAGTGAAGCTGCAGTACTTCTTGTTAGGTCTGTTTGTTTCAAATTCTGCCCCACATATAGGGCAAGTTACTACTTTAGCCATGCTTCCCGCCTTCCTTTAGCCGTACACTTCACAATATATTTTCCCGTTCCATTTAAGGGGTATATTTTCTTCTATGCCCTGTACCATGTAGCCGAAAATCTGGAAGGTGCGCCCAAAAAATACTACTTTCTGGTTTTCCCATTCGTGCGTATCGCCTTTAGGTATGGCTATTTCATATACTGCATGCTTCCCGTAAAGGCTTAAGCTGTTTACTATGTCTTTTGTCTTAAGGGGTGCTGCCAGGCAGCCTTCTACGGGCGTGTCCGCATATTCGTATATAAGTGCGTTAAAGGGGTCTCTGCCTGTTTCGTACTTTTTCTTAAGAATGATTGTTATAGTATGCAGCATAGTTAAAATAAGTTCTTCCAGCCGTCCGCATCTTTGACGGGGTCAAAAGCTGTTTTCTGTCCGAACCTGTCCGCAAACTGTTCACGGGCTGGGCGGGGCTTCGTAGTGCCGCCCCAGTAGTTCCGCTGTGCGCCTGTCCTTGTCTTCCAGACGCTGGGCTTCGTGTTCTCTTTTATAGGCTAGTACGGCTTTAGCCCTTGCTACTACTTCTTCCGCTGTTTCGCCTGTAAGAAGGGAAGCTGGCACGCCTGTACGCCTGTTTATGCTTTCCTTAATGCGCTGTAGCCTGTTTTCGTCCATGCCTGCGCCTGCCCTTTCTGCTTATCCTATCCGCATTTTTCTTAACGGATTTCGTTTAGTAGTTCTTACCCCATACAAGGCAAGCGCCGCCGCTTCTATGGGGGTGCTGTATGCGCCGCCCAGCCCCCAGCCTTGCCCGATCTGCCTTTTAGTTGCCGTTATTGCGCTTTCCCTTAGTGCGTCCTGCCCGCTGTACCATGTTATAGCCCGTTCGTTAATGTCATTTATAAGCATACTTGCGGCGGCTATAACCTGCTGGCTGCTGGGTTTAATAACGCTATACTTATAGCTCCATACGCCTTTAATTTTTTCTATTAGTACGTCTGTGCCGTTGCGCCCATCTATTACAACACAAGAAGCCTGCTTGTAACGAGCGTTAAGCCATTCCGCAAGCCATGTAAGCCCCGCCCCTGTGGGCTGTCGTTCTATTATGCTTATACGGGCTGCGCCGCCGTTAGAAGGAATTACAGCCCCAGCCAATACAACTTCTGCCCCGTCTGGGCTAAATTTCACCCCGTAAGCCGTTTTCCCTTCTGGCTTTTGTTCGTCCGATCTGCAAGCGTCCCACAGCTTAACGTCTATAGCAAGGTCTGTTTGTTCACTGTTAGGCTTTGACCACCACCCCAGCCGCTCACGGGCGAAACCATCGCCGCTAAGCGCTTTAAATTCTTCTGCTGTAAATTCTTCTGTAAGTCTGTAGCCTAAAGCTGGGTTAGCTTCATACCATAGCCGCTTGTCTTCTATGTCTATTTCGTCCAGCTTTTCTGCGGCTATGCCCCATTCGTGCCAGCTGCTTTTCTGTTCTTCTCCCCGTCCTGCAGCCACTATACAAGCCTGCCTAAAGCGTCTAAACACTTCCCCAGTACAGCCTATATAGGGCGGTGTGCCTATATAAATAAGCTGCCTTGTACCCGTAGCGCTGGCACTAAGTACAGCCATAATAGCTTCTGCCTGTTCGTCTGTAAGTTCCTGCGCTTCATCATATACTACTAGGCTTATGCCGTCATATCCTCTAGCGGCCTGCCTGCTG